AATAACGAATTAAGTTTTTCGTCAGCACCGAACGTCCACAAAACATCACCTCGTATAAGACCGAGTTTAAAAACTCGTATCCAAAGCATCGCTGCTTCTCGGCTTCGTTCAATCGTATTGCCAGGATAGTTGGCGGCAACGTACGGAATTGCTAACCTCAAAAAATTGTTGAGATCGTTTTCGTGTTTTGAGTCTTGGCGTTTTTTGAGTTGACTTAGCTTGGAAAGTGCTTCGTTGCTAGGTTTAGCGGATTTAGTTGGATCGATGCTGATTGGCATATCTTTCCTCCAGGTATCGTACGACGTTACGTTCTCCAACAGCGATCCAGATTTTTCGGTCTTGCCATTCTGGTTTTGGACACTCATCCGGAAACATCTGCCGAAGTTTGGTTAGCCACTCCTCGGGAAAGAGCGGCATTTGATCATCGTCTAGTATTTTTGTTTTAAATTTATCTTTCATCGGATCGTTTTATTTCTTTAAAGTTTAATTCATCAAGCGCACGTTCGGTTAACCTCAACTCGAGTTCAAGCGCCATCAGTATGTCGGTAGCTGCGTGAGCAAGGTGCATTAAACCGCTTTCAACATCAAACTTATTTCCTGTCATGTGAGAGTGAAGGTGCCGATACGCTGCAGCCAGTTGTCGCATCACGAACGCTGGATTGGTGCCGTTCTCCCAATTACGATCACCGTATTTTTGGGCGCCGTACGTCATGATACGTGCAACCGAATCAAGCGCGCGAAACGGCATTAGGTCCCACCGGTTTTTCTGGTTATCAAACTTGCGTGCTTCTGTGGTTGGTTGTGTTGGGTTCATTGTTGTGGCTTCCATGATTTTGGTTTTCCTTTTTTGTCCATATCTCCGTGGCGCAGAATGTAGGCCAGTCGAGCGTTGATAAGAGCGTCGCTTTCGGTTTTGCCGGCATCGCGATACGCTTCAACGACCGCAGGCCATCCGTTCACAGCAATTTGTTCTGCCTTGCGTTTCCCAATTCCTGGGCAACCAAAATAATTGTCTACTCTGTCGCCCATCAGTGTTTGAACCAAATGATTGTAGTCAGCTTGTTCTTTGGTTGTATGCTGAATACCTTCGCCAATTTTGGTATGATTGATGTAGTCGCCAGGGACCGTAAAGTAGTCTTTGTCGTTTCCAACAATCACATACTCGTTGCCATCCGGGCTGGTTGCTTGCATACCAATCAAATCGTCAGCTTCCAGATGCTCTTGGGTTTCGCACTTGTAAATACCGTTCAACACTTGCTTCAGTGTTTTTAAACCTAATGTTTTGGACCTCAATCCGCGATTGGCTTTATAGTCACTGCAGATCTTCTTTCTGAAGCAATGGTCGCGTGGCCCGCTAAAGTACATCCGCACTTCGTTGGCCGCCGTAAACTCTCGCAGATCCTCCACGCAATGAACTACGTAATTGAGTGCTGCCGGAATATCCACCGTAAGACTAATATTACAATCATCCCACTGATGTTCTTCCTTTAGTGCACTAACCGCGCGGTACCCTAGCGTGTCTCCGTCAAACAACAGAACTCGTTTCATTGGTCGGACTCCACCTCTGTTTTGACTTTCAATTCAAGCGCTTCCTGTTGCATGTTGCGAAGGTTTTGAAGAATGTTGGCAGACTCAACCAGATCGTCGAGTTCAAGTAACATCATTCGATAGATCAAGTCAGAGACGTAGTTAAGTCTTTCCGTGAGTCGCGTTTCTTGTTCGTCGGTATGGCGCTTCGAAAACTCATCCTTTAGTTGGTTGATGTCGTTACGCACCTTGTACATTAATGTTGGGTTCATAGTTGTGGTTGTTGTTTTTGTATCTTTGTTTTAAACGCGAGTTGTTCGCGTAAATTCATCAAATTCAAAAGTTTGTTTAGCAGTTGTTGAAGTAAAAAAGGGATTGCTTTCGGTGTCCACTAATCTGCCAGTTGCAGGGTTATAAACGATACCACCTGCGACACCCGTTATACCTCCTTCGCGATTCTTAAGGATGCGAAACTGTGCTTTGTTGCGATCGCATTCGTCGTCGGCTTGTTGGTCGCGTTCCATTGCAACCACTATATTCGCGTTGTGGCCAATCGCTCCACTACCTTTCATGCTATTCAAAGAGACGCGTCCACCTTCTTCAAAAGACACACCGGATGTTTTGCGTAACTGGCTAACCACGAATAAACAAAAATCGTTGCGACGTGTACTAGTAATGAGTTTGCCCGCAAGACTATCGATCGCACGAACCAGATCGCTATCGCTGCAGTCGCTTACAGCTAAAGTTAGGTGGTCCAGAAAAATGTAGCTACACCCTAACTCGGTAACCATAAACTCGAGTTTTTTAAGAAGCACATCAGTGTCGATTGGACCACAGTGGTCGAGCGCATAAAACAATCCGTTGCCAACCGTGTGTTCAAATGCGTCCTTAAGAACGGCTTCGCACATCCGAGAAACATCATCCACGTAGAGTGGTTTGTTAAGATGCAGGCCCATTAAGCTAAGTGCTGTACGACGTGGCGACTCTTCAAGTGCAATGTACGCAACTTTGCGATTGTGTTTTAACATTATGTGGTACGCAAGCTCACGGCATATGGTTGATTTTCCCATACCACTGCCGCTGGTAAACACAACAACCTCTCCTGTTCGTATTCCCCTTAACTTTTTGTTGAGTTCAATCCACGGATAGGTGATCGGAGACACAGGCGGTTCAGTGATCACAAGCTGCCACATGTTGCGACCATCAAGAATGTCTTCAGGTAGTTTAGATACAGCCGCCAGAATCAGTTGGCGCATCTCTTCAGATCGATCTTGACACAACATCTCGTTGGCGTCTTTTTCTGGAATCACAACGTTTTGGATATTCAAACTTTTAAAGTGTTCAACGCATTCAGCTGCAGCTTTTTGTCCAGGCTCGTCGTTATCGAAGAGTAACACAACATTTTTAAATTTAACCAAAAAACTTTTTTGTTTTTCGAGCACGGTCTTTGCGGACTGCGCACCATCACTCAGGCTCACAACACAAACACGGTCGTCCTTAATCTCTTGCGCTACCGTCATTGCGTCGATCTCGCCTTCGGTCACAACCAACGTGTGTCCACCATTAAGAAATAGTTGCTGTCCAAATAAAAACGAACGACCTTTTTCACCCAACCAAAAAAAATCTTTTGTTGCTGTACGAATCTTTTGCGCAACCTCTCGATCGGTTTGGTCCCACGCGTAGTAGTTGGCGACCTGTTTGTCATCAGCCGTTAATCCGTAAGAATATCGCTTGGTGGTTTCGGGCATCAAGCATCTGCTTTTAATATCAAACGCAACTATGGGTTTGCGTTGCATTTTCTTTTGGAATTCTTTGTCGATGTGTTGATCAACAGAAACAGGCTGCTGTTTTGAAGGAGGCGCAAAAACACCACACGAGAAACATTTTGTGGATCCGTCTTCATTCAAACAAAGAGCGTCGCTAGAATTGCAGTCGGGGCAGGGTTGGTGTAGACGTTTAAACATAGGTTTAGGTTTTATAAGAGGTGAGCCCCTGTAAGCCCGGGGTCCGGCAACACACTTCCGTTTGTGGTTAATTTTTGTGACGGTACGTTTGGGGTATACTTCTTTCGCACCACTCAAAACCGTTTTTCTCAGCCCACTTAGCGTATGTCATTGCACTACGAGATGATAGACGGTTTTTAGCATTTTGAAACACCAGTAGCATGCGCAGCTCAGGGTGAGCGCGTTTAACAGCAACCATCTTTGTGCGGTCGGCTTGGGAAAAATAACCCTTCGTTTCGACAAAAAGATTGTGTTCTGGGATCCAAAAATCCGGCTGATACTTTTTTTCAACCGTGTACTTAAGTTTTTTTTGCTTTGGTTCATACTCGTGGCGTACTCCGTCCAGCTGAAGCGCAACAAGCGCCTCAAATCTGGACCTGTATTTTCCTGTTCGAATTGAACGCAGCATAGGTTTAGCACCGAACGGTGTTTTCTCCGACCTCGAAACCGAAGTCTTCAGCGTCCATTTCTGCCATGTCTTT